CTCCGGTTGCCCTTTGCTCAACAGACACAGAAACATCATTCGTTCCGTCATATTCCGCTTTCGCAAAATTGGCCGAAGCGACAGACAATCCCTCTTGAGCCAGCCGATCAAGCAGAAGGTTCGCTCGGGTTTTCAACCAATTCTGGTAGCGTTCAAGCTCCCGAATGGCATTATCAATCCCGGCCACAGACAGAGGTACTTTAATCGTCTTCACGATACCGTCACCTTGCTTATAGCGTAGGAGATGGAATTTAGACTCTTAGCCACACGCCGCACGATGTAGTCATAGAGGGGATTACCGTCAGCGTCATACTCCGGCTCTTTATCGACAAACAGCACGGTATTTTCATCAATGGGGCAAGAGAGATCATCAGTGACAATCACCTTGTCATAGGAGATGAAATTTCCGAACTGCTCAACCTGAGCCGAACCGGTAGCCGCCGACACATTATCCCGCCGCTGGACAGCGGCCTTGTAGATCACACGGCTATCTCCCGTTTCATTGCCGTCCTCGTCCTGAACAGGTTCTTTCTTGTCATAAAGCAAGTACCAATAAGACGATTTATTACGCTCCATGATCTTCATGAGGTCGAGTCCCCCTTGATTACGCTGGCAAAGGGAACAATCTCACGCAACAGGGTAGGCGGTACATCTCCGTCCTCATAAGACCGGGAAATACCGTTTTCACTGTGCGCCGTTTCTCCCTCCGCACCACGCTTATTCACAAGGTAAGCTGCGATCTCTACCTGATTGAAGTCATACCGGGGCGGAACGGCGGTCACGGTATCGTCAAAGGGGTAAGCCCTCCGGCAAACCTTATTTGCGGCGATAGAAAGGTAGACAGAAAGCATGGCTTCATCTGTTTCGCCGGTCATGGTCTTCAACATGGACAGTTTTTCAGCGTCAGTCATGATTTCTGTCACTCCTTTCCATCAGAATTTCTCTTTAACCCGCAGAACCACCGGGGAAGTCAGCCGCATTCGCCACATACACGCTACGGCTGTAAGTGGGGGCAGTAAACTCGGTAGAGATACCGGTAAACTTGCCGTGATACCACTCGGGGCCGTGGTCAAGGCCGATCTGACCGAAGAGCTGATACTTCTCACCGGCACCAACCTTAGCAAGAGGCTCCAGGAAGAAGTTGCCCTTGCCGGGGACAGGCTGATAAACGGGAGCGATCACATTCAGGTCGAGAAGCAGAGCCGTCCCAGCGGGAAGACACTCGCCCAGATACAGATACACAACGCCGATGGGAGTAACCACACTGGACAGGGCAATACCGTTGATCTCCCGAGAGGCGGGAACAACGGTCAGACCATTCTGCACAGCGTCAGCGTTGATCTGGAACAGAGTCACAGCGTCACACCACAGGCACAGGCCATCGGTGGGGGCATTGGCCCCGTAAATCTTCTTCACCATGTCGGCAATATCCCACAGGCCAAGAGGCTTGCTGGACATAGCGGTGACATTGGTAGTAATGGCCTCCACCAGTCCACGGGTCTTGTTCACGGTAGCGTCAGAGGTGGCCTTGTTGTAGGTGCCCTGAATGAAGGTGAACTCAATGTCCCGGTTGATCTTCTGCATTTTCGCCGCAACCTGGAAGTCCAGCTCATTGATCGGGTTAGCCTGCTGACCGGCCACATTCAGGCCACTCAGAGTACCCATGTTAGACTGCTTGGCATAGGAAATGCCGACAGACTCCTGGAAAATCTGAGTCACATTGGTCTTCTGAGTCCGGGTGACAACGGTAGCGTCAGGGGCAGTCAGAGAAGCAGTTTCACTGATAGAGGGCTGCGAACCGCCCCCGGTGGTGTACTCCTGACCGGTCACGAACTCAACATGATTGGTGGTCTTCGCCCTACCGCCGATGATGGAGGACAGAGGACACCGGGTATTGCCCTTGTTGAAGAGCATACCGGAGTAGTTCAATACTCCAAAACTGGTAGCAAAAACATCTGCCATGAGTCATTCTCCTTTACTTTCAAGACTTGTTCTGTTCAGCCTCTTCCTGCGCCCTCAGACGGTTGTAGTAGGCAACAGCGGCCAGATCGCCGTTTTTCTGCGCCTCTTCGATCTTCTTGTCGTAGTCAATCGCACCGCCACCAGAACCGGCACCGGGAGTAGGCTTGGGG